TGGTGGAGCTTTCGCAGCAGGTGGCGCAACCCATAGTAACCCTGGAGCAGGAGGCGGCTCAGGCGTTGTAGTTATACGTTACGCAGATACTTTTGATAATGCAACATCAACTACTGGTTCACCAACATTTACTAATACTGGCGGTTATAAAACTTACAGATGGACAGCAAGCGGTAGCATAACTTTTTAATTTAATAATGCTATAATTAGACTATACCAATTAGGGGATATGTGAACCAAATTGTCAAATAAAGATTTTAAAGTTAAAAATAATTTGCAGGTATCAGGAATTACTTCTGAAGGCCCACTTATTTCTGATGCATCTGGCAACATTGATTCAACTTCTTCAATTGCAACACAATTTGGTGGAACAGGCACAACAACTGCTCCATCTTCTGGACAAATATTATATTCACAATCAGGAACAAATTATGCTCCTGCCACATTCTCATCTTTGCCAGGATTAGTTTCTTCAGGAGTAACAGGATCTAGGCCAGCATCTCCAACATCTGGACAAATTTATTTAAATACATCTACTGGCCAATTAGAAGTTTATTCAAATAGTAATTGGTATGCTATAGCCTTAGCTCCTTCCGCCCCAACTATTGGTGCCGTCACAAATCAACCTTCAGGCCGTGCCTATAACAATGGACAAGCATCAGTTGCTTTTACACCAGCAACAGGTTCGGGTATTGCAGCAAGTTATACGGTTATTTCATCTCCTGGCTCTTACACAAATACTGGTACAGAATCACCAATAGTTATTACTGGACTTCAATCAGCAACATCTTATACTTACACCGTATCTGCTACTAATGGTTACGGAACATCAAGTCAGTCGTCTGCAAGTAGCGCAGTAACTGCCACCACTATTCCTCAAGCACCAACAATAGGTACAGTTACTTCTGGAAATGGAACTGCATCAGTTCCATTTACAGCAGGAGGAACAGGTGGTCTTGATACAACATATACAGCAACTTCTTCGCCAGGTGGAGTTACAGGAACAGGCACAAGCCCAATTACAGTTTCAGGCTTAACAAATGGAACTGCTTATACTTTTACAGTTGCTGCCACTAATGCAAATGGTACATCTGCAGCAAGCTCTACAAGTAATTCTGTAACGCCTCAAACGAATTTACCAATAACCTATCTTGTTATAGCTGGAGGTGGAGGTGGAGGAAATTCATCTTATCCATATAGCGGAGCAGGTGGAGGAGCTGGAGGTTATAGAACCTCAACATTATCAATAGAATCATCTCCATTTACAGTAACAGTTGGAGCAGGCGGATCACCAGGAAGTCAAGGAAATAATTCGGTTTTATCAACAATTACATCTTCTGGAGGAGGGTATGGTGGCTCAAATGGATCTGGTGGGTCTTCTGGCGGATCAGGTGGAGGTTCTTCGTCTGGAAGCGGATCAGTTGGATCAGGTAATACTGGATCATATTCTCCAGTAGAAGGATATGCTGGTGGATCAGGAAATACAAATACCAACTATGCAGATAGTAGGCTTTATGGTTCTGGAGGCGGCGGAGGAGCAGGCGGCGTTGGTTCTAATGGAAGCACAGGAGATTGTGGCGCTGGAGGAATAGGAAGATCATCTTCAATAACAGGAACTGCAGTAACTAGAGCTTATGGGGGCGGCGGTGGAGGAGGTAGTAACGTAGCTGGCTCACAAGGAGGTAGTGGAACTCCTGGTTCTGGTGGGTCTGGAGGCTCACAAGGAGGCGCAGGAACGAGTGGGATAACAGGATTAGTGGTTATTTCATATTCTTCAGCGTATCCAGATTTAACATCTATTGGTGGCGGATTAACATACACAAAAACTACAAACGGCGGAAACACAATTTATCAATTTACAGCGGGAACAGGTTTGGTGACGGTATAATGTCTAATAAAGATTTTAAAATAAAAAATAAATTAATTATATCTGGTATAAGCACTTCTGGAATTTTAAACATTGACGCACAAGGAAATGTTTCTTCATCTTCTTATTTAATTCCAATTCAAGGTGGCACGGGTACAACTACAGCACCATCTTCGGGAGAAATTTTATATAGTTCATCTGGAACTAACTATAGCCCAACCTCTTTTACCTCTTTACCAGGATTAACAACATCAGGATTAACAGCATCTAGACCAGAATCTCCTACATCTGGACAACTGTACTACAATACATCATTAATGCAGTTAGAATCTTATATTAACAATAATTGGTATACTGTAGGAATATCTCCTTCCGCCCCAACTATTGGTGCCGTCACAAATCAACCTTCAGGACGTTCCTACAATAATGGGCAAGCGTCAGTTGCTTTTACCGCACCAACAACTTCAGGTATTCCAGTAAGCTATACGGTTACCTCATCTCCAGGATCTTATATTCAAACTGGAACATCTTCACCAATAGTAATTACTGGACTTCAGTCAGCGACAGCCTACACTTATACCGTATCTGCTACCAATGGTTATGGTACATCAAGTCAGTCCTCTGCTAGCAGTTCAATTACTGCTACTACTATTCCTCAAGCGCCAACAGTTTCTGCTGTAGCTGGTAATGTAAGCGCAGCATTAACTATTACACCAGGTGCAACTGGAGGTTCTGCAATAACAGGATATTCAATAGTTTCTAGCCCAGTCACAACAACACAAACAACATCAAGTGGTTCTTATACCTTTACTGGACTTACCAATGGAACATCCTATACGTTTACCGTAACAGCAATTAATACTAACGGAACTTCTGTTGCATCTAGTGCGTCTAATAGCATTACACCAATTAATCCAGTTCCTATAGTTTCTGGAGGAACACTTACTAGTGACGCAACTTACTATTATAGAACATTTACTGCAAATAATAATTTAACGGTAAGTACACTAGCACTAACTGCTGATATTTTAGTTATAGCTGGAGGTGGAGCTGGTGGATATGGATATGGAGCAGGTGGCGGAGCGGGAGAGATAAGATATGTTTCATCTAGAAGCATATCAACAGGAACACATGCTTGTGTTATAGGTGGTGGCGGAACTAGAAATACTGTTGGTAATAATGGAGTAGATAGTTCAATCGTATCGCTATCAGTTTTAGCAAAGGGTGGTGGTGGTGGAGGCTATACTAACACTGTTGGTGGAGCTAATGGGGGCTCAGGCGGAGGCGCAGGAGGAAATCAAGGTGGAGGTTCTGTTTCAGCTAGCGGAGGAAGCAAAGTTTCAGGTTCTGGAGGAACGGGTTACGGAAACGTTGGAGGATCAACAACTGGCGGATCAAATGGTCAATATACAGGAAATGCTGGTGGTGGTGGCGCAGGAACGGCTGGAGGTAACGCAAGCAATCCAGGACAAGCTGGTTCTGGCGGATCTGGAGGTTCTGGATTAAATACTTGGTCGTCATGGGCATCTGTTACTGGAACGGGAGCTAGCGGATATTATGCTGGAGGAGGAGCAGGTGGAGCTGGTAATGGACAATATGCTGGAGTGTTTTTTGGTGGTCCAGGAGCAGGCGGTGGTGGTTCTGTAGGTTCTGCTGGATCTGCTAATACTGGAGGAGGCGGCGGAGGAGAAATGAATGGTGGAGTTTTTTCTTATATAGCAGGAGCAGGCGGCTCAGGAATAATTATTTTTAGATATACTAAAGCTCAGGTAGATGGATAATGGCAAACAAAGATTTTAAAGTAAAAAATAAACTACAAGTAGGTGGCATTACAACATCTGGTGTTGTAACTTCTGACTCAAATGGAAACATTGATTCCACCAGTGCCTTGCCTATTTCTAATGGGGGGACAGGAATAACAACATCTCCTACTTCAAATCAAACACTCTATAGCCAATCAGGAACAACTTATGCACCAGTAGATTTTTTTAGTTTGCCTGGAGTTGTTGGATCTGGAGACACTTCCTCCCGCCCAGCATCACCATCATCAGGGCAATTATATTATAATTCAGAAATAAATGAACTAGAAGTATATTATGATGGAAACTGGTATATTTCAACTAAATCTCCTTCAGCACCAACTATTGGTACAGCAACAAATCAACCTTCAGGCCGTGCTTATAATAATGGACAAACATCAGTTACTTTTACTCCTACAACAACTTCAGGTATTCCAGTAAGCTATACGGTTACCTCATCTCCAGGATCTTATAGCCAAACTGGAACATCTTCACCAATAGTAATTACTGGACTTCAGTCAGCAACATCTTATACTTACACGGTGTCTGCTACTAACCCATACGGGTCCTCTACATCATCTGCCACTAGCGCAGTTACCGCTACTACTATTCCTCAAGCGCCAACAGTTTCTGCTGTAGCTGGTAATGTAAGCGCAGCATTAACTATTACACCAGGTGCAACGGGAGGTTCTGCAATAACAGGATATTCAATAGTTTCTAGCCCAGTCACAACAACACAAACAACATCAAGTGGTTCTTATACCTTTACTGGACTTACCAATGGAACATCCTATACGTTTACCGTAACAGCAATTAATACTAACGGAACTTCTGTTGCATCTAGTGCATCTAATAGCGTAACTCCTATTTCTCCAATTGTATCTATAGATTATTTAGTTGTAGCAGGCGGTGGCGGAGGAGCAGGTGTTGTTTATACGGGAACAACTGGCGGAGGCGGCGGTGCTGGAGGAATGCGTTCTGCTACTGGAGTGTCCGCTACTGCAGGTAACACAATAACAGTTGTAGTTGGCGCAGGAGGCTCGGGCGGAGATAAGTATGCTCCTGAAAAGGGCGGACAAGGCAATAATTCATATATTTCTGGAACAGGTCTTACAACATTTACTTCCGCTGGTGGTGGGTTTGGTGAAGCTTATAGTCTTTCTACAGGAGGAGGTGGAGCAGGAGGTTCTGGTGGTGGCGGAATGCCAGCGGCTGGTGCAGGAAATACTCCTTCAGTATCTCCAGCACAGGGTTATGCTGGAGCAACAGGAAATAATGGTAATGGCGGTGGCGGAGGAGCTGGCGGTACTGGTTATACAAATAGTGGACAAACAGGCGGTAATGGTGGAGTGGGAGCTACGAGTTCCATAACAGGAACTTCAACATATTATGCTGGAGGAGGAGCTGGAGGCTCAAATGGTGATGCAGTAACAACTGCTTATGGAGGTTCGGGCGGAGGCGGTAATTCATATAGAAGAAGTTCTGGAGCTGCTGGAACAGGAAATACTGGCGGAGGTGGTGGAGGAGGAGCAAGATTTGCTACAGAGCATTATTATGGAGGATCTGGAGGATCGGGTATAGTTATTATTAGAGCAACATCAGCTGCTGCATCATCTACTGGAACCTATACTACATCTGGCGCATATCACATTTATACATTTACAGCAAACGGCAATATCACATATTAAGTATTTACAATAACTGCTTTAAATAGTAGAATAGGTACTATGAATCTAGTACAAAGATCAATATCTAATGGGGGAAAGTTAGTTCCTCTTATTATTCCCGCCGAAGAAACGGGCGGGACAGGATTAATGAACCCCTCTATCTTTATAGATAATGATGGAGATATCCTATGTATACTAAGACACATAAACTATACTTTATATCACTCTGAAAATGATCAAAGATTTCCTAGCGTATGGGGACCATTAGCATATTTACATCCAGAAGAAGATCAAAGATTAGTTACAGATAATTACCTTTGCCGACTTGATAAAGATTTAAATATAATTAACTGGACATTGATTGATACTACTAAATTAGACGTTACCCCAATATGGACATTTGTTGGATTGGAAGATGCCAGACTTGTTAAATGGGATGGCAAATATTATGCCACAGGAGTTCGCAGAGATACAACAACCAACGGAGTTGGTCGTATGGAATTATCAGAATTAAAGATTGATAAGATTAAGTGGACGGCCAAAGAAATATCACGAATTAGAATACCAGCCCCAATAGATGAAAATTCATACTGTGAAAAGAATTGGATGCCCATTCTTGATAAGCCATTTCATTATATTAAATGGACATCTCCAACTGAGCTTGTAAAAACTTTTCCTAAGCTGCCTGCTCGTTGTGAACAAATAAGTCTTAAACAGGGCGTAGAGCCTGATACAGAACAACGTGGCGGATCTCAGTTAATTAAATGGGGCAAGCATTATATTGCCATTTCTCACGAAGTTGTTTTATTCAAAAACTATATGGAACAAAAGAATGGAACCTATCGCCATCGCATATGCGTATGGGATGAAGATTTTGTTTTAGTAGGAGTATCTCCTGAAAATTGGGCTTTTCTAGATGGACAAATTGAGTTTTGTGCAGGAGCTGCAGAACATGAAGGAAATCTATTAGTTAGTTTTGGATTCCAAGACAATGCAGCTTTTGTTTTAGAAGTTCCTGGTGAAGTTATTAATACAATGATTGAGGAGGCTTTAAATGTTTAAGTCAATAAATGATTTAGTTGTTGATCTTTCTAAAGACCCCTTCAATCCTATTTTAAGCTTTAATATTGCAATGGAATATGAAAAAGCTGGACAGACAGCTTCTGCCGTTTCTTTCTATCTTCGTGCAGCAGAATATGGATATAACTCTCATCCAGAATATGTATACACATCTCTTTTAAAGTCTGCTCAATGTTTTGAAAATCAAAAAAATCGTGAAAGCACAGTACATAATTTATTCTTAAAAGCTGTTGCATATATTCCAACAAGACCAGAGGCGTGGTTTCTTTTAGCAAGATATTGTGAAAGAGCAAAGCGCTGGCAAGAAGCGTATACATTTTCTGAGACAGGGCTAATGCATACAAAAAATAAAGTATCTGCTTTGCCTACTTGGGTAGATTATCCAGGAGAGTATTCTTTAATGTTTGAAAAAGCTGTTGCTGGCTGGTGGGTCGGCAGAAAAGATGAGTCTTATGACCTATTCCAAGAAGTCCTTAAAAAAGATATAACGCATGGATACAGAATAGCAATTATCGGCAATCTTAAATTATTTGAAACAAGAGAATATATTGATCCATTAGAACCAGTAGTAACTAATTTCCGTAAACACTTTGATAGTGATGCTCCTATAATTATAGACATTGGAACAAGAGATGGTGATGACGCTTACTATTTATATAAGAAATTAAATAGCACTAGGGTAATTGCTGTAGATGCCAACGTAAATGCTATTAGCCAAACAAAATCTAAATACCCTTGGATGGATATTATTTATACAGCTATTACAGAAAAAGACGGGCAAACTGATTTCCATATTGTTAATGGTGAAGATAAAGAATCTTCTGGCACATCCTCAGTATTTAATAAAGATAGATCTATTAGCCCCACCCCCGAATACTATGCAGACAAGGTTCAGAAGATAACAGTTCCTTCTACTCGCATGGACACTCTTCTATCAAATTTGGGGGTCAATGATAGGATAGATGTTGTTAAAGTTGATACAGAAGGATATAGCTGGCAAGTCCTACAAGGATTTGGGGATCGGCTAAAAGATGTTCGGCTATTTCATTTAGAGACTGAAAAAACTCCAATGCACGATGATCATGTGACTACTGATAAAATTACAGAATTTATGACTGACAACGGATTTGCCCTTATAGACGTATCATACGAATGGGGCTGGAATATTGAAGACCAGGTTTGGGTTAATAAGGCTTTAGTTATTAGGCACCCAGAGTGTTTTAGTTCTAAATGATTGTTATAATATTTAAGGTGGTATAATTTTAAAATGGGCTCAACATCAAAGGGTTTTAGTTTTCCCGCTTATT